GTGACCGTCATCCAGTTCCCGACACCGCCGACCGGCACGATCTTCGTGTTCGGATCGAACCTGGCGGGCCGCCACGGCAAGGGAGCGGCTCTGACTGCCGTCCGTCGCCACGGAGCCATCCCCGGCCAAGGAGAGGGCCTCCAGGGCCAATCCTACGGCATCCCGACCAAGGACGAGAGAATCGCCACACTGAGCCTCGACCGGATCGAATGGCACGTCATCCGATTCGTCGAGTTCGCAATCGATAATCCACAGCTGCGCTTCTTTGTAACTCGCATTGGATGTGGGCTGGCCGGCTACGACGACGACGAGATCGCGCCCTTCTTCAAGGACGCGCCGGAGAACTGCATGCTTCCAGCGGGGTGGCGATCATGAGGATCATCGTCTGCGGCGGCCGGGACTTCACCGACCGCGACCTGGCCTTTCGAGCCTTGGACTGGATCGACGTTCACATCGAGCCGATCGACTTCGTAATCGAGGGCGGGCAGCGGACCTACGACGACACCGGCTTGTTGGTCGGCGGTGCTGACTGGTTCGGAGAGGAATGGGCGCTCACCCGAGGCGTCGACTACGACACCGTGCCGGCTGACTGGCGCAGGTGGAAGAACGCAGCCGGTCCGATCCGCAACGAAGAGATGCTGCGTCGGTGGGCGCCGCACGCGGTCGTGGCCTTCAAGGGCGGTCCTGGGACACAGGACATGATCGACCGCGCAAGGCTGTCTCGGGTGCGGGTGATCGAGGTGCCGAAAGATCTTGCTATTCGGTCGCACTTGCAGGTATGCTAATTCGACTCAGGAGACAATGCAAATGGACCTGACACCGTTCTTCGCAAACGTCGATCGCATCGCCACGGCGTTGGAAACGATCGCGCGAAACACCAAGCAAGCCACATTCGCCGACCTTCCCGCGATCTTGAAGCAGATCGAGCTTCGCGAGCCACCTCGTTTCAAGGTGAACCTGGATCCCGACGTCCTGTTCATCCCGCCGCTTCCCGATGCGGTCGCGCCGCTCGGCCCTTTGCAGAGCGTGAAGGTCGACGCGCCGACGCAGGACTTGTCGATCGAGGCGCGGGTGAAGCAGCTCTACGAGGCGGGCCACACCACCGCGAACGCCATCGCGGTGCAGCTGCACATCCAGCAGATCCCGGCGGTCACCGGCAAGTGGTGGAACAACGTCAAGGTCAAGAAGGTCATGGACCAGATCGGCCTGGTGAGCACCCACCAGTACCGGGGCGGTCGCGGCAACCCGAAGCCTGATGCCGACACCTTCGCCCAGGCGCTGCCCGAACCCGAGCCAGAGCTTCCGACCGACCCCGAGCCGGTCGTCACCCCGAAGAAGCCAGTCCTCCCTGGCGTCAACCACTTCAACGAGAAGCGGCAGAAGATCCGGGCCTTCGCCGACTTGCGGGCCGCCGGCAGTACGATCTCGGACGCCGAGCTGATCTCGCAGGCCATCGCCGAAGGCCGTGTCACAAAGCTGCCCGCGTACATGGACTCGGACGGCTTCAACCACCTCGAAGGCAAGAGCTTTGACACCCCCAAGGGCGGGTACATCGGCTCGGCAGTGCGAAAGGCAGTTCGATGAGCGGCGAAGCGATGGCGATCAGCGGTTTCGACGAGCCCTGGCTCGGGAAATGGGATCATCGGTTCCTCGACCGGGCAGCGGTGGTCGCGACCTACTCCAAGGATCCGTCGTCGAAGGTCGGAGCCGTCCTGGTCCGGCCCGACAACACCACCGCAGGGGAAGGCTTCAACGGCTTCCCGGCTGGGCTCGACGACAGCCCGCACCTCTACCTCGACCGCGACTACAAGATCGCCACCGTGATCCACGCGGAAGAGAACGCGATCCTGAACAGCCGGGATCACTCGATGGTCGGCTACACCCTCTTCGTCTCCGGCCTGCCGCCGTGCTGCAGCTGCGCCTCGAAGATCATCCAAAAGGGGATCTCTCGGGTGGTGGCGCATGATCGCAAGGTGCCGGCACGCTGGGCGCAGAACATGCGCTGGGCGGTCGCCAACATGCTCCAGAAGGGCATCGTGATCGACCTGTTCAACAGCCGGACCGGACGCTGGCGATCGGTGAACGAGCCGGACGATCTTTGGATCGAGGAAGAGGTTGGGACCGACCCCAGCCAGATCTGCGGGTGTGCTGCATGAAGATCGCGGAATGGCCCCTCCCCGATGTCCGCATCGTCTGCCTGAAGTGCGGGCTGGAGAGCACCATCCCGCGTGACGAGATCGAGGTGGTGTTCGGACCGGACACCGACCTCTTCTCCCTCCGGCAGGAGATGACGGCGTCCTGCGTGCCCACGAAGAACGAGGTGTGCCAGTCACGCCTCGCCGACGCGCTGCTGGTCCAGGCGATCAACCAGCCTGACCTCGCCAAGGTGGTCGACAAGAGCCTGCTCCCGGCTGCTCGGGAGTGGCGCGAGAAGCTCGGGATGAAGATGTCGGAGTTCGATTCCTCGGGCTCCTGACTTGCAAGCATGCAAATTCGATGCAATAAGGACAGGGCATGAAAACGATCGTCAAGACCCTGTTTGGGTCGCGCCTCTACGGGACGAACACCCCGGAATCCGACACCGACTACAAGGGCGTCCACCTGCCCGATCCGATCGAGATGCTGCTCCACAAGAAGGTGGATCACATCAAGGAGAACACGAAGGAGGATCGGACCGCCAAGAACACGTCCGATGACGTCGACTACGAGTCGAACGCCCTGCACCGGTTCTTCAAGCTGCTGGAAGGCTCGGACTCGATGGCGGTGGAGATGCTCTTCACGCCCGAGACGCACATCCTCGAAGTCACGCCCGAGTGGCGCACCGTCCTCGGCTACCGGGACCGGTTCATCACGAAGAACATCGACGGCGACCTCGGCTACATGCACCGGCAGGCGAACAAGTACGGGGTCAAGGGATCCCGTATGGCGACCGTCAAGCTGGCGATCAGCTGGGTCGAGAGCTGGATCCGGCTCTACGGGTCCATCTCCGGCCTCGGTCAGCACTACAAGGCGATCTCCGATTTTGCCGACGCCAACGAGCACAGCAGCGTCGTCGGAATTCCGCACCCGTCCGGCGTCACCCAGTGGCACTGGGAGGTCTGCGATCGGAAGCTGCCGTTCGGCAACAGCCTGGGCCAGACCCACGCCGTCCTGACGCGGATCTTCGAGAACTACGGCGAGCGCACCAGGGCGGCCGAAGAGAACGAAGGCATCGACTGGAAGGCGCTGTCGCACGCCATTCGCGTCGGCAACCAGGCCATCGAGCGTCTCCAGACGGGCGAGCTGACGTTCCCCAGACCGGATGCGGATTTCCTACGCAAGGTGAAGCAGGGCGAGGTCCACTACAAGAAGGTCTCGCAGCGCCTCGAAGAGATCATGGACTCGATGCGGTTCGCACAAGGCAAGTCGAGCTTGCCCGATGAGATCGACATCGAGCTGACGCACCAGATCACGTTGCAGTTCTACAGCAACCAGATCTTCCAGACCGATCCGAGGAAGCTCGGATGGGCACCGGCATCATCCGATTCCCTGCTCGGAGAAGCCGCCTTCGCACTCGTTGCCTGAGGATGAACCTATGACCAGCGCACTGTCTCGTGCTGCTCACGAAGCCAACGCTCGGTCGATGGCGCTGTCTCAGGCTCTGCGCCAGAGCCGCAGCGCCTTCAGCCTGGCCCCGTTCGACATCGAGTCGAGCGAGGCGATCGTGGAGGCCATTGACGCTCTCATCGCCGCGCGCATCCGTGAGCGCGACGAAGCCTGGGCCTTCGTGATCCAGGAGACGCTCAAAATCTACGAGGCCGCGAGTGAGTGAGCACGACCTCACGTTACGCGCCCTGTCGACCGAGTACACCCGGCAGGCCACCCGCTACGTTGGCAAGCGGCACAGCTGGGATCTTGAGGGTCAGGTTCTCGGGATCGGCCGGGCCTACTGCAAGCAGCTCAAAGCCCGTTGGGGCATCGAAGCCAAGCCGGTCGTCACCTGGGATGCGGTGACCGGCATCATCGAGATGAACATCGAGTACGCGAGCATCCTCGACGAGGCTCTGATCGCTGGCGTGATGGAAAATGAGGGACTGACACAGTGACCAGCGTCGACTTCGTCCACCTCCACGTCCACTCGTCCTACTCGCTCCTGGAGAGCGCCAACAAGGTCGCCGACCTGATCAAGCTCGCGGCCGAAGACGGCCAGCCGGCGATGGCGCTCACCGACTCCAACAACATGTTCGGCGCGCTCGAATTCTCGGAGAAGGCGTCGGGGTCCGGCATACAGCCGATCCCCGGCATCCATGTCTCGCTGGCGTTCGACGCCTACAACCCCGGCCTGAAGGATCCGCGTCCGGCCACGTTCGACATCGTGCTGCTCGCAAAGAACGAGGCCGGCTACATCAACCTGATGGCGCTCGCCAGCCAGGCGTACTTCGGCGTTCCGCTCGGCGACGACCCGATGGTGGCTGTGGCCGACCTTGCAGCTCATAGCGACGGTCTGATCTGCCTCACAGGCGGCCTCACAGGCCCGCTGAGCAAGCCCCTGCGCGGTGATAAGCGAGATGTCGCCGAAGCCCACCTGGACGCTCTCCTGGCGATCTACGGCACCAGCAACCTGTATGTCGAGATCCAGCGCCAGGGCTTCCCCGGCCAGGACGTCGCCGAGAAGGCGATGATCGAGATGGCCGACGCTCGCGGCGTGTCGATCGTGGCCACCAACGAGCCGTTCTTCCCGAAGGCCGAGGACTACGAGGCGCACGACGCGCTGCTTGCCCTCTCGGCCGGCACCATCGTGGCTTCCGACAACCGCCGCCGCATCAACAGCCGGTTCTCGTTCAAGACCCGCGCACAGATGCAGAAGCTGTTCGAGGATCTGCCTGACGCGCTCGCCGCCACGGTCGAGATCGCGCAACGGTGCTCGTACCGGGTTCGGACCCGCAAGCCGATCCTGCCGTCGTTCGGCGAAGGCAACGAGGCCGAGGATCTGAAGCGTCAGGCTGAGGAAGGCCTGGAGTTCCGCCTGGAGAAGCACGGCCCGGCCGACGGCTTCACCGCGCAGCAGTACCGCGACCGCCTCGCCTACGAGGTCGAGGTGATCACGAAGATGGGCTTCCCCGGCTACTTCCTGATCGTGTCCGACTTCATCAAGTGGGCCAAGGACAACGGGATCCCCGTCGGCCCCGGCCGTGGCTCGGGCGCCGGCTCGGTCGTGGCGTGGTCGCTGCTGATCACCGATCTGGATCCGCTGCGCTGGGGCCTGCTGTTCGAGCGCTTCCTGAACCCGGAGCGCGTCTCGATGCCCGACTTCGACGTCGACTTCTGCGTCGATGGCCGGCAGCGGGTGATCGAGTACGTCCAGGATCGCTACGGGCACGGCAACGTCGCCCAGATCATCACCTTCGGCACGCTGCTCGCTCGCGGCGTGCTGAACGACGTGGGCCGCGTCCTGGAGCTGCCCTACGGCCTGGTGAACCGTCTCTCGCAGATGGTGCCGAACAACCCGGCCAAGCCCGTGAAGCTCGCCGAGGCGATCAAGATCGAGCCGAAGCTGCAGGAGGCGATCGACACCGAGCCCGGCGTCGACAAGCTCATGGAGATCTCGAAGCGTCTCGAAGGCCTGCACCGCCACGCCTCCACGCACGCGGCCGGCGTCGTCATCGGCGACCGTCCGCTGGAGCAGCTCGTTCCGATGTACCGCGACCCGAAGACCGGGATGCGGGTGACCCAGTTCAACATGAAGTGGGTCGAGCCGGCCGGGCTCGTGAAGTTCGACTTCCTCGGGCTCAAGACCCTGACCGTGATCCGTCGGGCGATCGACCTCGTGGCCAAGCGCGGCATCGAGATCGACATCTCGACGATCCCGCTCGACGACAAGCGGACGTTCGAGATGATGCGGCGGGCTGAGGTGCTCGGCGTGTTCCAGGTGGAGTCGGCCGGCATGCGCAAGGCGCTGGTGGAGATGGAGGCGGATCGGCTGGAGGACATCATCGCCCTGGTGGCGCTGTACCGCCCCGGCCCGATGGCCAACATCCCGCTCTACTGCGATCGGAAGCTCGGGCGCGACGACGACAACAAGGCCGAGTGGTATCCGCACCCGAAGCTGGAGTCGGTGCTGAGCGAGACGTTCGGCATCATCGTCTACCAGGAGCAGGTGATGGAGGTGGCGAAGGTTCTGGCCGGCTACTCCCTCGGAGACGCCGACCTTCTGCGCCGCGCCATGGGCAAGAAGATCAAGGCCGAGATGGACGCGCAGCGGGATCGCTTCGTGCGAGGCTCGGTCGAGCGCGGTCTCGACTACGACCACGCCCAGGAGATCTTCGACCTTCTGGCCAAGTTCGCCGACTACGGCTTCAACAAGTCCCACGCCGCCGCCTACGCCCTGATCACCTACCAGACCGCCTTCCTCAAGGCGCACTACCCGACCGAGTTCCTGGCGGCGTCCATGACCATGGAAATGGACAACACCGACAAGCTCTCGGAATTCCGGCAGGACGCGAAGGATCTCGGCATCCTGGTCGAGCCGCCTTCGCTGAACCGGTCCGGCGCGACGTTCGAGGTCAACGACGGCGTGATCCGGTACGCGCTGGCGGCGATCAAGGGCGTTGGCATCACGGCGGCCGAGGAAGTGGCTGTGATGCGGGGCGACAAGCCGTTCGCGGATCTCGGCGACCTCGCGCACCGCATCTCCCCTCGCCTGCTGAACAAGCGGGTGATGGAGCGGCTGGTGTCGGCTGGTGCTTTAGACAGCATCGAGCCGGACCGGGCTCGCGCCGCAGCAGCGGTCGCTGGCATGGTCGAGTTCGCCCAGCGTCGGGTGAAGAAGGGCACGGCCACCAACGACCTGTTCAGCGTCGAGCAAGCTCCGGTGATCCTGCAGATCCCGGCGTTCATGCCCTGGACCGGGCCGATGCGACTGCAGAACGAGTACGACGCCCTCGGCTCGTTCCTGACGGGTCACCCGCTCGACGAGTACGGCGACGTGCTCGCGGACATGGGGTTCTGGACCTGGGCCGGGCTCAAGGCCGCCGTTCACGCTGGCGCCGACAACGGGCGGATGGCGGCGGTGGTGATCAACCGTGAGGAGAAGCGGACCAAGACCGGCAAGAAGCTCGGGATCGTCACCCTGTCGGATCAGTCCGGCCAGTACGAGGCCATCCTGTTCTCCGACCAGCTCGACAAGTTCCGCTCCATCCTGGAGCCGGGCATGGCGATCACCGCCAACGTCAGCGCCAACCTCGACGGTGAGGACGTGAAGGTCCGCATCCGCTCCTGCAAGCCGCTCGACGGCGCTGTGGCGGATGGGCTGAAGGGCCTGCGGGTGACTGTGGATCCGGCCGAGATGGACGGCCTGCAGATCATCAAGGCCACCTGGGGCTCGGTCCCGGTGACGGTGAAGGTCGATGGGTTCGAGGCCGAGACGAAGCTGCCAGGACTCTACGGGGTGACGCCCGCGATGCTCTCGCTGCTGAAGAACACGCCAGGCATCAGATCCGTAGCCATCGCGTAACGAAAAAGGGCCGCCCGTGAGGGTGGCCCTTTTGCTTGTCAGCGTGGCAGCAAGCCATCGAAGATGCGTCTGACGACGTAGCTCCTGATGATGCTGATGACCGTGAAGAACACCGTGATGCCGATGCTCTGTGCCAGGGAGACCGTGAGGCCGAACAGTGGCAGCACCAGCTGGTTGGCGGCCACCGAGATCACGAAGGCGATGACGTTGTTCGCCACCGCCTCCATCAGGCTCATCCACCGGGACTGCTTCATCGGGCGAACGCCGCGTAGGTGATGGCCAAGAGAGCCGCCGCTTCCGCAGGATCCTGGCCGATCAGAACGACGCCACGGGTATCCTGCATGGCCATGTCGATCTCGCGGTAGAGATCCTCCAGAGTCCCGTCGTTCTCGATGACGAAGGTCGGGTTCAGGCGATCGACCCGCTCGGAGTCGTGGACACCCCACATCAGACCCGTGGCCCGGTAGAGTGCCTTGCCGAACCAGCCCCACTTGAAGGCGGCCGGGCCGGTGCCGTCTCGCCGGATCAGGAGGGTGATTCCCTCGTCGCCCTGGATGGCCGCCTCCTCGTTGGGGAAGCGCACGGAGTCGTTCATCACCTTGTCGCCCGGCTTGATGCCCCGGTGCCAGGTGTCGACCCAGAGGTTCGGGCCGACGTGCTCCCTGCCCCACTCGGTGCCGATCGAGATCTGCATCTCGCGCGAGGTCCGGCCGAACTCCGGGATCACCACGCCGTCCTTGAGATCTCCGACGAGGTAGCGGTCGATCATCTCGTCCGAGATGCCGTTGGCGCGCATCAGGACCGCCAACATGGCCCGCAGCGGCTCGGCAATGTGCCGGCGCTCGAAGCCGTACTTCTCCTGGATGTAGAGGGCGGCGGCGGTCTTGCCGCTACCAGCGAAGCCGGACAACCCGATCGCGCGCATCATGCGACTGCCTTTCGGAACGCTTCGACATCCGCGATCCGACGCTGGCGCTCGACATCTCGTGCGATCGATGCCTGCGCTGTCGGCGAGTCCTCCTCGTGCTGGTGCTCGTCCCTGATCCAGTCGTCCATCACGACGAGCTTGCCGTCCTCGTTCTGGTACGTGCGGGTCACCACGTCGTAGTTGAACAGGCCGGCGTGGATGTGGGAGACGGCGACCTTCGTGTTCATGAAAATGCGGGCTTGCATGGGCTTCTCCGTGATCGGTGACATTTGCATTCCTGCAAGTTGCAGTCAAGCTGCAAGTGGCAGATCGAACCGCTGAGCCTCGTTCCCCCAGCTGTCCCAGCCAGGCCGTGACTGCCTCGAAAACAGGTCGGCGCGCGGCACGTCACCCGACAGCAGCTGGGCGTCGGCGTAGGCCTGCTCGGGCTTCCGGGAGTGCTCTCGGCGGGGCGAGAGGATGGCACTGCGGACCGATCGCGACATCGCCTTGGCCTTCCCCATCCGGCCGATCAGGTACGGCTCGTGCGAGTTCCTGAGGACGTAGCCGGTGCCCATGTTGGGCTTGCCTGCCTTCGTCGTCTTCACCCAGACGCCCTGCGTGACGTAGTGGAAGCCCCAGGCTTCCATGACCTCATGGGTCATCTGATCCATCGGCGCCGTGCCCCAGAGCCACAGGAAGGCGCCCTCCTTCCGCACGAGGTCGCGCACCGGCAGCGCCTTGATCTCGTCGAGGGTCATCGTGTCGTAGTGCTGCTCGGCCGAACGCCCCCTGCCCTTCTCGGACCGGGTGGCGAAGCGCCACGGGGGATCCGCCATGATCATCCCGTAGCTGTTCGGCTTCATTGCCCCGAAGGGCCAGTTGGGAATTTGCATTCTTGCAAGCCTTTGCGTGAGCGTCAGTCGTCTTTTCCGGGCTTGTTGCGCACCTTGCCGCTTGATCGGGATCCGCAGTTTGGACACTTCTGGCCAGCCCAGACGTGGGTGGCGTCACAGGCTCCGCACCAGAATGAAGATACTCTCGATCTCCGTGCCTTTTCTCGGTTGCTCTCCCAGAGCTTCCGATCTTCGTCAATTTGCATGCTTGCAAGTCCTCGATCAGGCGGCGACGCGGGCGGGGACGGAGAAGCGGGGCTTCTGTGCTCTCCAGCGGGCATCTTGCATGGTGATGATCGTCCTGGAGCCATCAGCGTACTGGACGATGTGGCTGACGGCCCAGCTCGACGGTCCCTTGTTATAGCCGTGCTGCAAAGCCATCGCCCCGGCGACGTAGACGCCCTCGTCGATCTCCGGCGAGTGCAGGTGGGCGACCGACATCTTGCGGCCGGTTCTGGCGAAGGCCTTCACCCCGCCCTTCGAGCCGTTCGTGCCCAAGTGGCCGTGGTGACCGACCTCGATCCCATCCACCAGGCGGCTGTAGCCGCTGTAGGCCCACGAGACACCCTTCAGATCGCCCACAGCGCCCCGTATGGCGTGTTCGAGCAGCGAGAAGCGCGGTGGTGCCTCTTCGGCGTCGAGGGCTATGGCGACCGCTGTGCGGTGCTCCAGCATGGCGTCTTCTAGCTTCAGGCCAAGACGGATGTTCGGCGGGTCGTTCCGGTAGCGGCCTTCGCGGACGTAGCGGTCGAGCCCAAGGTCGTGGTTCGCCTCGACGACAACGACTTCACGCTCGTCGTTGGCGACCTTCTCAAGAAAGTAGCCGGTCTGCACGATCTCCGACAGGATGCTGGTGCGACCTCGGATGTGCATCTCGTAGCCGTGACCAGGATCGTTGGCGCTGTGGTGGTTGCGCGTCTCGTTGTCGAACACGTCGTGCAGCATCAGGTACTCCGGCCGGAGCACGTCGATCAGACTGCCGTGGTAGCGGATGCCCGAGCCGGTCAGGTCGAAGCCGAAGGTCGCCATGGCGTTGGCGTTCTGGATCTTGCGCAGGTGGAGGTCGCCGGCCACCACCGCCTTGACCCGGTGCGGCCCTGTGATCATTCCACCGTCGGACACGCGGTTCGTTAGGTCGTAGAAGGATCCGTCCTCCTTGGCGGTGATCTGGCGGGCGAAGATCCGGCCATCCTCATCGAACTCGACGAGCACGGCGCCGATCACCTGGTGGAACAGGCTCTTCACGCCGGCCTTGCGCGGGATCACCTTCGGGCGCGTCACGCAGCCGGTGGTCATCACCTGGTGCGCCTGCACGGTCGGGTCGGTGGACGGCACGCTCTTGAGCTGGCGCTTGGCGTGCGGGAACACCGCCCACCGGTTGCGCGAGTAGGTCGTCAGGTCCGAGATCGGCTGGGAGGCCGTCGGCAGGGTGTTCATCTCACCTGCGAAGATGAAGTTGTCACCGATCTCCATCTGGCCGAAGCAGAGGTGCTCCGACAGCTCGGGATCGTAGGCGCGGGCGAGCGGGTTGTTCTCCGACCACCACTGCGTCTCATAGGTGAAGGGGCCGACCACGATCTCGGCGTCGATGTAGCGGGCGTAGGCCTGGAGGTTCTCCCAGAACTCCTCGTGCAGCGGCGCATCGTTCTGCGCTGCCGTGAACAGGAACTTCCGGTTGGCGCTCTCCGGGATCGGCGCGACCATCAGTGTGTCGCTGAGCCAGGTGCGCGGCGTGCCTTCGACATCGTGGTAGGCGCCGGTCAGGCGGTCGTACTTCCGCGACAGGTGGCTGTCGATGATGATGGCTTCCGGGTTGATCACCGGGAACTTCGAGCGGGTCACCATCTCGGTGACTTCGAGTGCCAGGATGCGGGCGCGGGTTTTCGCGTGTTCTTGGGGTGTGGGGGAGTTGTCGGGCTGACGGACCGTGACGGCTTTCGCCGAGGTCGACGTCGTGTCGCCCGTGTAGAGGGACCAGTCCGGGATGAAGGATGGCCGGCCGGCGGCGTCCTCACGCTCTTCCGAGCGGATCCACCGGTGGTAGTTCACGCCATCGGCGTTGTAGGCTGCATGCGCTGCGGCCCCCTTCCCGCCTCGCACGTTGAGCGGGGTGTAGCCGTCGCGCAGGCGATCTTCGATCGCGGTCATGCGGCGCTGGCGTTCGGTGTCGGGGAGCAATGGTGTCGGCATGTGACCCTGAAAGTTGCAAGCCTCGTGATAATTTGCATTAGCACGGGGCTTGCATACTTGCAAGCTATCGCTTACCGGACGGGGTCGATTCGAGGCTGTCGATCCGCTTCTGCATGAGCTGCAGGGCGTCTCGCAGGGAGAAGGTTCCCTCGTAGGCCTTCTTCGTCTCGTCGATCTGACGCTGAAGGTCAGCGTCACGCTGCTCGAAGCCGCGCCAGATCTTGTCGTGCTCGCCTCGCGGGACGATCTCTTTCTGCAGCTCATCCAGATCCCTCTGAAGGCGCGCGATGGCGTTGTCGGTGGTCTTCTGGAAGTCGTCGCGACGCAGACCGTAGGCCTTGAACTTGTCCTCGACCTCAGCCTTCGAGGCGGTCAGACTGTCGAGACGCGCGATGGCGTTTGCCAGCTTCTCGTTGGCCGAGATGAAGGCCATGTTCCGGCTGTCATGCTCGCTCCGGGGAACAACCTGCTCACGCAGGCGGGTGATCTCCGTGTCAGTTTTGAGCTGCTCGGCCTTGATCGGCATGTAGATCAGAGCGCCGAGTGCGATGAGGATGGTCATCATGACACCGATGGCAGAGACCATCAGCTGCCACTGCGGCTTGCCGCGTTCGTCCAGCTTCGCCGCGATCGTTGCGATCTGAGACGAGAGGCTGCTCTTCAGGTCTGTGACCTGTCCTTCGATGTTTCGAAAGCGCTGTTCGATAACGCCGTACTGCTGGTCGGGGCTCATGTCTGGTCCGTTCGGTGCCGGCATTATTTCTTATTGCTCTTGAACTTGCCGCAGACGGCTTCCGCCTCTTTGGTGAACTCAGTCGCGTCGCCACCGGTCGCGTATGCCGCTCGGACCCGCTCGTACCAGTCATGGAAATGGGTGATGACGCAGTTTGCCTGCGAGCGCCCCATACGCTCACGGGCTGCGACGAGGAGGGCATCCTCGCCGAGCCGTGGATCTGCGACCGAGACCGGTCGCGCGTAGGAGGGAGCCGCAGGAAGCGCGCGAACCGCGATCTTATCGCCCGATGTCACGCAGCCGGTTAAGGTCAGAGCTGCTGAGACCACAATCGCGAGTCGGACTGCCGGGCTTCTTCGCAGCTTCGGACCGGCGCTTGGCCAAGTCAGCTTTGAGAACATCGTACTTCTCCTGGTTTTGCCTGAGATTGGCTTCCAGGGATCCGCTCTGCTTCTCCGCAAGGATGCGGGCGCCTTCGGAGGTACGCTGGTCAGCTTTCAGGGTGGCGACCTCGGCTTCGAGCCGCTTGAGGTCTGCCTTGTGATCGGCGGCCGAGTATCCGGCCCCGTAGGCGATTGCCGAGGCGACCAGCACCATGCCGATCGTCGAAGTCAGGAAGCTCCAGATGGCGACGAGAACGCCGCCACCTGGGAGACTGGCGAGGAACAGCTTGATCATGATCAGGCCGTCCGACCGGTGCGGAACTGCTCCATCGTCACCTTCTCGATGCGACGACCGTAGTAGTAGACACCGCCAGCCGCGACAGCGACCAGGATGAGCCAGTGCTGGCCGGCGTAGTGCAGGACGGAGTCGAGCGGCAGACCGAACGCCTTGACGCGATCGACGTAGCCCTTGGCTGTCTCGGCGACAGACAGTGGGTCGAGGCCGGTGAAACCTGCCACGCTGGCGAGACCCAGAGCGCCGTTCTTCAGGGTGCTGGCGGCCCGCTTGACGGTCGGGTCGGTCGGCTCGTCGCCCGTGCGGTTGATCTCGCGCGGCTCGGCCGTGTAGAGCGCCTGGGCAGTGTCCTCGTCGAACATGCCGGAGACGGTCAGGCCGTTCTCAGCCTGGAACATCGAGATCGCGCCGACGGTCTTGGTGCCGACGTCACCGTCAGCCCGACCCAGCTCGATGTACCCGAGACGCAGAAGCTGGTTCTGCAGCTCCATCACCCGAGCCTTCGGAAGGCGGGTCGCGCCGATCTCGGGGACGCTCTCGAACGTCACGAAGATCTTCTTGGCCTTTGCGAGCCAGGTGCGGGCCTCGTTCAGGCCGTTGGTGCCGCCGTTGATGCGTCGACGCAGGCCGACGACATCGTCACGGTCGGCGAAGGTGTTGCACTTGTTGTCGGTCCAGAACTTCAGCGCCGCGTGCAGCGAGCCATCCGGGGTGCGGAGGGTCTCGTAGATCTCGGCGTATCCGGCCCTGGTGAAGTTTTCCCGACCGGTCGTCTGGAGCATGCCGGAGCCCCGGTAATTCCAGGCGTCCTCAGGGGTCTTGTTGCCCATCCGGCCGCCGTAGACCTTGGCGGCGAGCTTCTTCGGGTTGTGGGCGTAGAGCTTGGCGCTCGTGATGTTCGGGAACCGGCTCGGCCAGACTGCACGCAGGCGCTCGGCCGAGTAGTTCAGGTTCTCCTCGATCTGGCGAAGGCCACCGGTCTCGGTAGCAACCTGGGCCAGGAAGTGCTGCAGGCGCAGCGGCGTGTTGATGCCGGCCTCTTCGAGGAGGTCGACGCCGTTGACGAGGACTTCGATCAGGTCAGCCCGCGCCGTGGGCGCGAACTTGCGAACCTGATCGCGGGTGAACGCGGTCATGGTGATTTCATCCTGTTTGCATGCTTGCAAGTGACCGATCAGGTGTTGATCGGCACATCCGGCACCGTGGGTTCTGGTTCTGGTGGTTCGGGAGGCGTCCCCCCGATCGGACCCTGGGTTGGGTCTGGGAGCTGCGGGCCGACATCTCCGACCACACCGCCGGTCCCGAGCTTGTTGAATTCGCCGTCGTCGAGGCTCGTGTAGTCGCCGGCATCACCGGGCGGCTTCGCCAGGATCTCGGTGCCGATTCCCTGGTCCTTGACGTAGGTGTGGGTGACTGTGTCGATGACGTAGGAGCCGTCGATCTTCGAGCGGAAGCCCTTGATCAGCAGCTGCGTCTGGTCACGGATCCACGGATCACCCTTCGACAGGGTCATGTGCGCTTCGCCCATCGACCGGGCGAGCTGCGACACCTGCGACTTGGCCATCGCCTTGGCCTCTTCCTCGCTGCGGGCGATCTTGCCCGAGAGGAAGGTGTTCTCGTCTGGCGACCCGTCCTCGTTGCTCGGGGCGTTGGGCGTCGCCTGCTCGACGAACTTCTTGATGTGGTCGGCGTCGAACCAGCCGACCTTGACCGAGCTGAACTCGCCGCGCTGCGTGTGCCGGACGAACCCCGACGACACGTTCCATGGCTGCAGGACGAGGAGTGGCGTGCGAAGACCAGAGGTGCTCTCGCCGCCGTCACGCTTGTTGAAGACGAGCTTGTTGTTCTCGAACTTCGCGACCGCGCCGAACCGGCGTTCCAGCTCGTGCATCAGGTGCAGCGGGCTGCTGGTCTGGTTCAAGAAGGGGATCTTCATGTCCCCAAGCTCGGAATCGATGGCGGTCCCGGCGCCTGCGCTCTTGGCGATGTCGCCAAGGATGTCGCTGAGCTTCTTGTCCTCGTAGGACTTGTTGGCAGGCGCCTTGACGGTGCTGCCGAAATTCACGCTCGTGCCGGTGATCTTGATCTGCCGGGGGTTGATCTCGTAGTCGACGGTGATGACCTTGAAGATGCCCTGCTGCGCGTAGCCGATCTCCTTGTACCCAAGGTAGACCTCCAGGTTCGCGCCCACTTCGACGTCGGCGACCTTCCAGTCCCGATCGTCGATGGTGATGGCACAGGTATCGGAATCGCCACCTCCACCCTTCAACATCACCTGGATGCTGATTGTCCGGTCGTTGAACCGGTTGGTGATGTCGGCCCCGTCCTTCATGATCTTGTAGACGGGGGTGAAGGTGTCGGCCATTTTAGAGGCTTCTCAGTTCCACAGACGGATCTGGGTGATGACGGGAGTTGGATCGGCCTTGTCCCGAGGGCGGTCCGGCATGAAGACGATCAGGCCAGCCGGAAGGACGATCCCGTGGTCTTCGAGGCCTGGGTTCTGCTCCATCACGTATTCGACGATCTTATTGGAAGTATCGCCGTATCGCTTCTCGCAGATCTTATCCAGGCGATCGAACATCTTGGTGATGTACTTCGCCATTACGTAAAGCTGAACTCCTCGGCTGGGTCGTCGCCGTACTTCTGAAGCTCAAGACTGAACTCCATGTACATGGGCAGGCCGTCACCGCCGATCTTGAGTTCTCGACGACGCAGGCGCGTCATCACGAACTTGCCGATGCGCTCGCCGACGTACTGGGTTGGGTTCGACAGGACGTAGTAGCGAGCAAGCATCAGCTGCTTTCCCGCTTCTCCCGTCTCGCGGAGTGCATCGAGCGTCTTCAGGCCACCGAACAGATGCGGGAACAGCTTGCCCTCGACCTGGATGGTGTCGGCGCCGGGGCCGGTGAACTGCATCGCCGGGGAGCGCGACAGCCGGGGCTGCGAGGCCCAGGTGAAGCTCATGTCCCGTTCGATGGTCTGGAAGCCAGGCGAGGCTTCGCCGGGCCTCGGGGAGAAGAAGTAGTGCTCCCCGAGGCTCATCAGGTTTTGGTTCATTTGCAGGTTCTTTGCATGCTTGCAAGCCGACGATTACGTCAGCTCGGGCTCAAGGTCGTGGCTCCGGTGGTTCCAAGCCTCGGTGACCCGACGCTGGACCTTGTTTGCCAGGGCCTCGGGGTTCTCACCCGCGCCGTTGACGTGGATGTTGACCGGACCGCCGCGACCACCGCCACCAGCCTTGCCAGCAGCTCCAGGGGAGCCAGCCGAAGGCATGGGGACGCCAGCAGCAGCACGTTCAGCCGGCGAGCCCAGCGGAACACCTGCGGCAGCACCTTCGGATCCGGCCTTCTTCCAGCCGGAGCTGGTCATGCCGTCGCCGAGGTTGATGCTCTGAGCAGCCTTGGCGGCGCCCACCGTGTTGTTGACCGCAGCCACTGCCTTGGCAGAAGCCTCGTTCGCATCACGACGGATCGCCAGCTTGCTGGCCTTCGTCCAATCCTTGACAACCGCGTCGCCGTGGTTGCCCGAGATCGTCTCGATTTCCATCTCGCCGTTTCGCATCCGCTTGTTGCCGGTTGCGATGCCGACGTGACCGCCGCCTGCGTTGACGCCCTTGTTTCGGTGCTCGACTGCGACGTCGCCCTTCTGAACGGCGTCGGCATCGACTCCCTTCCCCCAACGGAGGAACGAGTTCGCCATCGCCGAGCCGGTGCCCTTCGTTCCCGCAGCCTCAAGCGACGAGTTCACGAAGCGAGCACACCAGGCGTTGATGTTTCCAGCAACGTCATGGCCGACGAACTGAGACAGCTCTCGGCGGTTCGTGTGCTCGTTCTTGCCGAGGTACTTGCCGGCGATGTCGACAGCGTTGGCAGCGGCGCCAGTGGCGTTGCTGACAGGAACGGTGCCCATCGCGTCGTTCGAAGCAACCTGCGGCACGCCGTTGAGGTTGGATCCGAACGCCTGGTTGGCGTACTTCATCCGCGAGCCCCAGTTCTTCACGCCTGCGCGCTCGAAACCGTTCTCGAAGGCGACAGTCGCGCCCTGAACCGAAGACTGCTTGCGAACCGCAGCCAGAGCACCGCTTTCGGTGGTGTTCAGCTCGTGCTTGAGGAAGCCGTAGCTTGCTGCGTCCGACTTCGGATCGAGACCCTTGGCCGCCGCCCACGCTTCGAACTGCCGGCGACGAGGTCCGGTCCACTGAGCCCAACCAGCTCCACCACGACCGCCGCCCCGAGGGTTGGCTTCCTGGTAGGCCGTGAAGCCCGCTGACTCGTGGCCCAGGTTTCCGACGATGCCGGCCGCCTGCTCCTTGGTCAGATTGAAGTCTGCCATCAGGTTCTTGACGATGCCTGGGGCCTTGGCTCCGAATGCAGCGCCAGGGGCGCCCATTCCGAACTTGGCCGGGCCACCGGAGGCATCACTGCCGCCGCCGCCGCCACCAGACCCCTTGCCGTACCAGCCGGGCACCTGGGTGCCTGGGTTGAAGAAGTTGCCGCCGAGCCCTGAGGCCCCGCCACCACCGCC